CGAACTCCAATGGAATGATGTTCCAGAACAACACGAGTTGAATAAACATATCATTCAAGTTGCCAAGGAGTTTGACGTTAAGCTCATTTCTACGGCCGACAGTCATTATTACAATCGCGAAGCTTGGAAAGACCGCGAACTTTATGTGCGCCTCGGGTGGCTCGGCAAAGGCCGCCCCTCGTGGGCCGAAGACAGCCAGGTCCCTGTCAACGTTGACGAAATTGGATACGAACTGTATCCCAAGAATGGGGATGAAATGTGGGCGGCATATAAGAAGTATTCCGAGAACACAACCATCGAATACGATGATCAAGTAGTATTGCAGAGTATTGAAGAAACTCATAATATTGCGTTCGAAAGAATTGAAAACTTTCTACCAGATAATACAGTTAGGTTGCCGTCGTTTGTTATCCCCGCAGGAGACACAGCCACGTCAGCCCTCGTTAGCTTTGCCTTTGATGGTTTGAGTAAGCGAGATTTAAACAATGACCCAGAATACATTCAACGCTTGCAACACGAGTTGGATGTGATCGATGATCGAGGATTCTCCAAATACTTCTTAACTATGAAGGCAATCGCTGACGCAGCCAACACAATGATGTTGTCTAGTCCCGGTAGAGGTTCGGCGGCAGGATCATTGGTGGCCTATGTGCTCGGCATTACGCAGATTGATCCCATTAAGCACGGTCTTCTATTCTCACGTTTCTTACGCTCTGATGCAACTGATTACCCTGACATCGACTATGATGTGAGTGATAGCATGCTTTTGAAAGAAAAGCTTATGGAAATGTGGGGGAAGGATACCGTTGCTCCGATTTCAAACTGGAACACACTGCAGCTACGTTCTCTTATCAAAGACATTTCAAAAACGTATGGAATTCCCTTCACCGAGGCAAACACCGTCACGAGTGTAATGCTTCGCGAAGCAATGCCGATGGCCAAAGAAAAGCACGGCATTAAAGCGGGAGTGTATAGCCCCACTTGGGAAGAGGTGATGGAGTTTTCAACATCACTACAAGTTTACCTTGCTAAGTATCCGCAAGTAAAAGCACACGTTGAAGGTCTTGTAGGTCAAGTGCGCTCGTGCTCTCGGCATGCCGGTGGCGTCGTGGTTGCAGAGAATCTTGATAGTCACATGCCTCTCATCAACTCCGGTGGGGTACGACAGACACCATGGTCAGAGGGACAGAACGTTCGACACTTGGAACCCATGGGCTTCATTAAGTTTGATCTGCTGGGGCTTTCAACTTTGAAGATGATGGAGGGTGCCATCGAACACATCCTGCGCCGCCACCATAGCATCGACAATCCAACGTTTAACGATATTAAACAGTATTACGATGAGAATCTCCACCCAGATCGCATCGACACGAATGATCAGAAAGTTTATGAGAATGTTTTTCACCAAGGCAAGTGGGCTGGAATCTTTCAGTTTACAGAAACTGGTTCGCAGAACTTTTGCAAGAGAGTAAAGCCACGCAATCTAATTGACATCTCGGCGGTTACTTCAATCTATCGACCAGGGCCCCTATCGGCTGGTGTTCATGACGAGTTCATGGAGGCAAAAGAAAATCCACAGTACATCCAGTATTTAACTGATGATGTACGAGATATTACACAAGAAACATTTGGTTTCTTGATCTTTCAAGAACAGATCGCACTTATTGCGCACACTCTTGGAAAAGATTTAACCCTCGACGAGGGCAACCTGCTCCGCAAGGTCCTTACTAAAAAGGGAACCGGCAAGAGCGACAAAACAAAGAAGGTGATTTATGACAAGTTCATTGCGGGGTGCTCGGAGAAGGGCATCAATCTCGACAGCGCACAAACTCTATGGAACAATTTTGAATACTTTTCAGGTTACGGTTTTAATAAGTCTCATGCTGTTTCCTATAGTATGTTGTCTTATCAGTGTGCTTGGCTATTTACATATTATCCCGTAGAGTGGATGGCTGCGTTTCTCGACAAAGAGCCCGAGAGCAGAAAAGAAAAGGCAATCAACGTTGCCAAGCAGTTTGGATATAACATTGAACCACTCGACATTAACAAGTCGGGAGTTGTTTGGGAAATCAGCGATGATGGAAAAACACTCATTCAACCTTTAACTTCTATTAAAGGATTGGGCATGGCAGCTATTGAGCAGATTCTAAACAATCGACCATTTAAGGATGTGGAAGATTTGCTCTTCAAAGAAGAGATAACTTACAGCAAGCTTAACAAAAAGTCATTGGATGCTTTGTGGAGGGCCGGCGCCGTCGACAATCTGATGGATGATCGCTTTACAGGACGCAAGCACTTTTGGAGTGCTTGTGTGGTGGAGCGTCCAAAGAGTTTGAAGAAATTTAATGAGAATCTAGAACTTTACCGACCCGAAGGTGACTTTACCGAAGAGGAAATAATCCAGTTCAAAACGGAGCTAACCGGTGTCTTCCCCATTAACTTGGTTATCAGTACCGAGACGGTGGACAAACTTCAAGAAAAGTTTGTGCCGCCTATTTCAGAGTTTGATCCGGCCCTCCAAGTATGTTGGTTTATTCCACGCAAAGTAATTCCTAAAAAGACCAAGCACGGAAAGCTGTATTGGATCGTCGAAACGATTGATAGCAATAACGAATCTACAAAGATTAGATGCTGGGGCATTAAGCCAGAGAAGGATAAGATTTTCCTTAACCGCCCTTACATGGCTCGGTTAAATTACGATGAGCAGTGGGGGTTTTCTACTTATGCTATTGGCAAGACATTTAGATTATTAGGATGAACAATGAATGTAATAAGATACTTTAGTCCGCTTTTAAAAGAGCCCAAATTAATAGATGACTTACCTGTGGTTATTCGGGTAAGGAAGTTTGACGAGGCCTCCGCTAAAACATTTTCTGAAACAATGGCCAGCGCACAAAACACTGGCCAGCCCATTGTGCCAGTTATTATCGATAGCTATGGGGGTCAGGTATATAGTTTAATGTCGATGATATCAGATGTTAAGAATTCCAAAATCCCAGTCGCTACTATTGTGCAAGGAAAGGCGATGTCTTGTGGAGCAATATTATTTAGCTTTGGAACAGAGGGGCATCGCTATATGGACCCCGATGCTACGTTATTAATCCACGATGTTAGTTCGATGGGATGGGGGAAGGTGGAAGAGATTAAAGCGTCAGCAGCTGAAATTGAGAGACTAAATCAAAAGGTATACCGGATGATGGCCGCTAATTGTGGACAGCCGGAAGATTACTTCTTAAACATTGTGCATGACAAGAGTCATGCCGATTGGTTTTTAGATGCGGAAGAATGCAAGAAGCATAAGATGGCCAATCATTTACACGTCCCAGAGTTAAAAATAAAAGCTACCATTAATTTTGATTTCGGGTAGAAAGCAGTTGACACCCTGCACTATATTTGGTATAGTAGTAACACCACTAAGGAGGTAAATGTGGCAAACACATATGAAGAGAAGAAGCGCTACGTGAAGGAATACATTCGTTCGCTGAACGCCATTGAAGATGCAATGGAGCCCTACAAGGAACAGAAGCGCGACTTGCGTTCTGAGTTCAAGGAAAACGGCTGGCTAAGCACCGACGAGATTCGTGCGGCAGTGAAGGCCTTTCGCTTATATAAGGGCAAGTACAACATTGATGAAGTTGTCGATAACTTTAACATGATTACCGGAAAGACCGAACAGTGATCGTTGAATACACTTTATGTCGTCCGATGGCGAAGCCCCCCGAAAGGGCTAACCCATCGGATGCGGGTCTAGACGTATTTTATTCTCCCCGGGAGGAAAACTTGGCTAAGAAGCTAACTATCCATCCTGGGGAGGGCGCTGTTATACCAACGGGCCTGCGTTTTGGTGTACCACACGGTTACATGCTGGAAGTGAAGAACCGCTCCAGTGTAGCTGCCAAGCGTAGCCTTATTGTGGGAGCGTGCGTTGTAGATTCTGGTTATGATGGAGAGGTATTTATCAACCTTCACAACATTGGAAAACAATTGCAAATTATTAAACCATACGAGAAGATCGCTCAACTTGTTATGATTCCTGTTGTACATTTTCGTGCGACTGAAAATATCATCGGCCGTTTATATGAATACCCGATGACTATTAGTAACCGAGGAGATGGAGCGTTGGGAAGTACCGATGACCATTAAGGACTATGGGACTGCTGAGTTGATTGATGAACTTTATGAAAGAGGCATTTTTACAACTGCGAGATATCATAAAAAAATCTTGCCTGGTAAGAGTCACACGATTAAATTGATTGCGACCCTTGGCGAACCACCCGACACTTTTGAGTGTCGGGAATGTAGACGTCAGCTTTGTTCTACACAATTTAGTTATTATCAAGCAAGGGTGACAAGCACAGGTCACTTACAAAGAGCTAATGCCTTGTGCAAGGAGTGCACTCGCTCATCCAACAAACAACGACAGAAAGTATTGAAGAAAGCTGCCATTCCACCGAGACCCAAGGTGGGCGCCCACTGCCCACGTTGTGATAGATCGTGGCCCCATCAGTGGCACCGCCATCATATGGGCGAGGATTTCAAGGGGTGGTTATGTGGGCTGTGTAATATGTCCCTACACGATCAGAGGAATAAGAATGCTAGCTGATTCGCACATTAATAATATTATTTGCGGGGACAATATTGAAGTAATGCGAGCCATTCCTGAAAATAGTATTGATCTGGTCGTTACTTCTCCTCCCTACGATAATATTCGAGATTATAAGGGCTACAATATGGATTTACATAATGTTGGCCACCAAGTCCATCGTGTTTTAAAAGAGGGCGGCGTTTGTGTTATGGTCATCCAAGATGGCACCAAGAACTTTGGTAAATCATTAACATCTTTTAGGACAATTGTAGATTGGTGTGATTCATTCGGATTTAAGTTGTTTGAAACAGTAATTTATAAGAAGCATGGGGTGGCCGGCGCTTGGTGGAGTAAACGATTCAGAGTTGATCACGAATACATACCCATTTTCCTTAAAGGAAAAAGACCTCAATACTTTAACAAAGAACCCTTGAAGATTCCCAGCATACATGGCGGCAAGACCTTGACTGGGTGTGCCACGCGTTTAACAAACGGGAAGACGCTCAAAGCAAAGAAGGTTACCATTAATAAATTAAAGTGCCGCGGCACACTGTGGGATTATACGACTTGTGGGGACGGGAGTAAGCTAAAACACAAGCACCCAGCCACGTTTCCTAACATGTTGCCTTATGATATTATCGAATGCTTTTGCCCGGAGGATGGCATCGTCCTAGATCCCTTTAACGGCAGTGGCACGACTTGTGTGGCGGCACGTTCTTTAAATAGAAATTATGTGGGCATAGAAAGCTCTAGAGAATATTGCGATATTGCTATCGAAAGGTTATCAACCGAGGAGATTAATAGAAATGGATAAAAATACACAACAAACAATGTTTAGCTCAAAGTCGAAAGAGTGGTCGACACCTCAACATTTTTTTGACATGCTTGATAATATGTTTGGACCCTTTACCTTAGATCCGTGTTCTAACGCATCTAACTATAAAGTAGCCAAGCACTTTACGGAGAAAGATGGTGGACTCGACCAGGATTGGGGAGGTGAAGTCGTCTTTATGAATCCACCCTATGGACGGGGCATTAAGGATTGGATTCAAAAGGCATATGAAGAATCACGCAAGAAGGATACAATAGTCGTAGCTTTAATCCCTTCACGCACTGACACAAGATATTGGCACGACTATGTGTTGAAAGCGCATGAGTTATACTTTGTCAAGGGGCGCTTAAAGTTTGGGAATGGTGAGAATAGTGCTCCCTTCCCATCAGCAGTAGTAGTGTTTCGTGAGGGCTTGCGGAATGCTTACTTTGATTTTCCGCAGATTGGAGTATTATAATGAATCGCGCCCAGCGAAGAGCACAAAAAAAGAAAATGTCGAAGGGTGAGCAAAAAATCTCGGATAAAATTTTTCAGTTTAACAACCTTCCAGAACAATGCAACACTTGTGAAAAAGCGTTTGACAAACGCGATAAAGCTATGGTACAATCATGGACAGTTGTGGTACGAGACGCCGAAGGCACAGTTTCTTTATTTTGCCCCGAGTGCATAGAGAAAACACAAACATTTATGGAGGAAAATAAATGAAAGTAAAACGTTTATCTAAGTATTCCCTCCAGAACATCCTTAACGGAAAGATTACCGAGGATGCTACCTGTGTAATCAAATTCTACTCGAACGGCTGTCATTTTTGCCACGAACTTAAAGACGTCTATGAAGAAATGTCGGAAACATTCCCAGATATTCACTTCTTTGCCTTTAATATCGGAGATTACCCACAGATTCAAAAGAAGCTAGAGTTTAGAGGTGTCCCCACTATTTCTCTGGTCAACGCTTATGGCGGTGCGCCAGAGATTAAAACAATGCCCGAACCAGAAAAACCGCATAAAATTACGTGGTATACGGCAGACAGCATAAAACTTTTTATTAATAAGGAGAAACAATAAAAATGTCAAAAAACTTATATGAAGCAACCATCCTGCAATTGAAAGGGCGCGCCCTCGAAGCTTATGCTGCGTTAGACCTTCTGTTAAAGAATCCTACTGGGATCCCCGACCATTCGAATTGGGTAGATGAAATCGTTAGGCACGCAAAAACACTCGCAGAAAATGAAAATGCCATAGTAAAGCTGCAGCAATATTTTGGAAAACAAATGCAGTCGCCAGCGCCTCAATCTAAAAAAATGAGTGCGTCTGAAAATCCCGAGAAGAAAGAACAGCTTAAGCAGATAATGGCCGAAACTCTAAAAAAGCGTCAAAAGGAGTTATACCCTGTAGCCGAAACTGATGGGAATCCCCAGATGGTGATTCCTACAACATCTAAGAAAAAGAGTAAAAAATCAAAGCGCGATGTCTAGTGAAATCGATTATGGCAACTTAAGCAAACAGATCATCTTTTGGGAGAATGACCATCGCCAAGCACAGTTAATTTTGCGCTGTCGTCACGACGGTCTCACTCAAGCTGCTTTTTTTCGCCACATTATCACAGGGTACATTACTGGTGATGATCGAATTCAGAATTATATAGATGAAGTTAAAGTGATGAACCAGAAGCGCAAAAAAAAGTCAAAGGTATTGAAGAGGAAAGGAGAGGAAATGGTAAAAGATTTTGCACTAACGGATGGAGAAGTTGAGAATATTTTTGATCTTTTGGAAGAGGAGTTCCCAGAGTTATGAGTGATAATTTATTAAGGTGTGCACGAGAATGCCGAGAAACAGAGAAGAACTGCAATGTCTCGGAATGCCGATTGTGGGTGAATTTTGAGGAAGATCATAACTGTTGTTTAATTTCCATATATGAGCATGGAGCAATGACTTTGAGAGAGGTGGCCAAGCGCTTGGGTATTTCTTTTGCGAGAGTAAAACAAATCGAAACAAAGGCACTTAAAAGATTGAAAGACAACCCAGACGCTACAACTTTGTTTTTTTAGGGTATTTATCAATTATCGCGACTATTTACATGTGAGTTTTACCATTTTAAGGAGATTTATATAATGGCGCGCAAGACCCTACTGACGGAATCGGAGATTCGTCGCTTTATGAAATTAGCTAGCATGACGCCCTTAGGCAACGGGAAGCTACAAGAGATCGCTGAGGAAGCGATGGATCTTGACGTCGATCTGGGCCCCGAGGGAGGTGATGATGTCGAAGGCCTTGAACTCGAAGAGCCAGAGCTAGAGCCAGAAGGTCTTGAAGTTAGCATTACCGACGAAGAAGCTGATGTTCTTGTGGATCTAGGAAACAAGATCGAAGACGTGCAAGGCCCCCCCGAGGAAGATGTGGAAGCTCTTGATGTCGAAGAGGAGCCTCTTGAAGGTGGCGGCGAAGCACTTGAGGCAGAAGAAGACGTTGTTGTTCCTGGCGCCCGCGGGCCATATCAAGAAGGCACGAAGAAGAGGAGAATCAAGGAAGATTCCAGAGAACGGGAAACCGCACATTATTCAGAAGATGAAGATGCCGACAAGAGTCGTTACGATGACATGTTGGACAAAGTAAAAGAACTCGAGGAGCATATTCATGCACTTAAGGGCGACATGGACTATGATGAAGAACACATCGAAGAGGGAAACAGCCAGGACGCTATCGTCCAAGAGGTTGCCCGACGCGTCGCCGCTCGTCTCGCAAAGGAAAACCAACAGACAGAGATGGTTGATCAGCTAGCCGAAAGAATTATGAATCGTCTGGTGAAAAAGTAGTTGACAAAACACTCTGAAACTGTTATAGTTTAACCACCAGTCGCATCTGGTGGTTATTTTTTTGAGGGTGTTGTATGGAATGGTTTTTATATTTGACTCTATATGCATTTGGATATCTAACGTGCAAAACGTTTTATTTTCTAAACGCCAGTCGCACAAGTATTAATATGTTAAAAGGCGCGCAACTAACGTGTTTACTAATGCTGGCGCGCTCGATGGAACATTTTTCCTATTCGCGGGCATTGCGACTCCATCATATGAAAATGGTAGAAAGCAGCGAACAAAATATCCAGGCATTCACCTATAGATTTGAAGGTGAACTAATACATTATAAAAAGAAGTCCATTGAAGAACTAATTGATGCTCACCCGCAAGTATTTCGGCAGTTTATCGAATTCGATAATTGGGGCGCCGGCATGAAATATCTTGAAGAAAATAAAGATTTGCTGGAACTCATTCATTTAAGGAGCACCAATGATTGATCGCATTAAAGAAAAAGTTGGCACCATGTTCACCAGTAAGGAGGTAGGGGCTACTGAAGAAGACCCCAAAGTTATTCTCGTGAACACTGGGCCGGAGGCCACCCCGGAACCAGAGTTGAGAGTGGTGGGGCTTTACACAGATATTACCGAAGAGAAGGTCGCCGAAGTCACACAGGCACTTTTGTATTTAAATGAAACTAACCGTCTTAAAGAAGACGAAGAAGAAAAAAAGCCCATTGACTTTTATATTTCAACGTATGGTGGAAATGCTGATGATATGTTTGCATTATATGATATAATGAAACAAGTTCAAAAGGAAACAGAGATTCACACCATCGGGATGGGCAAGGTTATGTCGGCCGGCGTGTTACTCTTAGCAGGGG